GCTTGTACACATTCTGTGCAGTCTCACCTAAAGCTTCAAGCTCTTGGCCTGTTGCTCCAGTGGATGCAGAAATCTGGTTAACGGCCATGTTGTATTCGTCGCCCTGTTTCACAAGACTTGCCCCTGTTGCCACCGTAGCCGTTCCTATTGCTGCTACTGTTGCACCCATGGCCACCCCGACACCTTTTAGAACACTACCTAGCTTTTTGAAACGACTGGAGGCATCCTCGGTTTCTTTAGCAGCCTGATTAATTTTATCCGCAAACTCAACTGCTTCATCTTCTGCTTCGTTAAATCCTTGGCTTACTTCATCAAGGGTCTGATTATTTTTCTCCAGTTCCTTTTCCATCTTAACTAGGTCTGCTTTAGCATTATTTAACTTAATCGCCCAGTTTTGTGTGCGGCGGTCTGTTTCACCATAGGTGTCTGCAGCATTTTTAAGGGCCTTTTCCAGAGTGCCGATTTTATTCTTTTGTGCATCTATCTCTTTATTCAGTACTTCATTTTTTGCAGTTATTGCTTCGATGGATTTATCCTGCTTATCAAACTGGGAGGTAACTAGTTTCATTTCACTGCCTAAGACTTTAAAGTTGCGGTTGATGTCTCTTAAGGCGTTTTTGAATTCCTTCTCGCCTTCGACTCCGATTTTGAGGCCGGAATTATCTGCCATTGTATCACACCTCCCATGGGCATCAAAAAAGACACCCTGCTTTAAGAGTGCCACGCTTACTTTAGGTATTTAATTCAAGGTATAAGGAAAGACACCCCTAAAGAGTGTCATGTAAGTAAAGCCATGTTTTTTTATTATTTAAATTCAATGTGCACCTCTTTCCCAAGGCTTTTGGCGATCTTGATTAGAAAATCTAAGGATGGATTATATGAGCCGCTTTCAAATCTTGAAATATTTGATTTCTGCGTTCCCATTCGCAAGGCCAATTCTTCCTGAGTGATGTTTAGTTCATTTCTAGCTTCGATAATCTGCGATATAACTTCGTAGCGAGGTCTCAACTTCTCATATTCAGCTTTAAATTCTTCATCCTTCATTAGCTGTTCTTTAACCACGTCAAATTTTACACCTGTTTTACTCATTCACTACACCTTCTTTCATAGTCAGCTTTGTATTTTCTCGCTCTTTCCAAATGTCGTTCCGGCGTTTTGTTACTTTTCTTTAAGAATCCATGCAGCAGTACAAAATGTATTTTCTTGAAAGCAAAAATAGAATATACGTGATATATCTGATGAGAACTTTACACGGAGTTCATAAATACCTTTATTCTTATTCCCTTTTATTGGTTTTGCATAAGGTTCTCTAAGAGCAGGACCGTGTTTTTTTAAAAGCTCAATCTCACTATATGCTTTCGCCCTCATCTTAGGTTGCAAGGATAGTAAAAAAACCAACACCGGAACGTCCCCATTTTCTTTTTCGTAATATTCTACATCATAGACCACTCATACGCCTCCTACTTTAGTATATGCATTTTTGTTGTTTCTATGTTATCATATACGATAACTTTTTCAATGTTTTTTATACTCCAGCCGGAATCACATCAAAAATCACCCGATAAAGCCAAAAGTAGCGGTACTTGCCGTTAGACTTTTTGGCCCTAAAGCCGATGGCTACAGGATTACCTCCATCTTCACTTCGCGATACCACTACATTGTTGCTGTCTATTTTACAGCCTGGTTAAGTCCTGAGCTACCAAGGCGCCAATATCATCTATCCCAAGAGTAAGAGCCCCACTCTTAAATTCTTTAACCACCTCAGATGCTCCGTCATCAGCATAAAGAATTGCTTCTATCAACTCAACACTGAGTTCTGTTGTGATAGCTTTTGCCAACACCTTAGGCGTGCCGTAAGTTTCTATGCCATTTTCATCTTCTGTGATGTTGGCATAGTATAAACTATCAAGTCCTATGGTTGCCACAAAAAATCGCTCCTTTCATTCGCTACAGTTAATAGTTAACAGTGAATAATGAACAATAAAACATCTTGAATATTTCAAACTGTTACCTATTCACTGTTACTTGTTCACTGATTTCTTAAGTATTCCTTTGCCACATCGATGGCGAAGTGGTGAAAACCGGTATCTTCCTCAAAGCCTAGATACCTGCGGTCAGATATAGTAAAGTCAGCTCCTAGCAGAAGATTTACGATTTCATTTTTTCTTGCCATATAGTTATACTTGGTAAAAAGCGAAACTCGGGCTTCCTGTGTCTCTGCCTGAGGCAGATTGTCAGCGTAAAGGTCAAAAAGGTCATTCATTGGAGTAATGACTAAATATTCTTCCGGCGCTTTTCCACTGAAAATACCAGTCTCGATGGGTATACCTAATGTTATATCAACGGCTTCACTATCTGACTGGTAAAGAGCTTTAGAAAGCGGATCCCCTGAAAAAGTTAACTTACCATCACCCGTGATATCTAGTTTACCAGCAATGACGGTTTTCTCACCGCCCTGTTCAGTGTAGTTTTTTGTGTTATATCCCATTGGTATTGCCTCCTTTAAAATAGATAGGCAGCCCGTTAAGACTGCCCACCGTTAATTATCTTTAAGCCTTTTGCTGAAGAGCCTTTACTGCTTCAGAAAGAATCAGCTTAGCATCAAGACGCTGCCAGGCTAAAAAGCCCACTTGACCATTTGCAGCATAAAGTTCATTCAGACGCTTAAAGGTTCTACCCTGGCGGTCAGCTATCCAATAATAACTAAAGTCCCCAAAACTGATTTGCTGGTATTGCAATCCATCTTCCAAAACGGCCACCTTATTACTGTTGTTACTTCCTCCATAAGCCGACTGCCAGGCATCTCTTACCTTGGTGGTATCTTTAATGGTTCCCTGGGTGGATAGAATACCACTGGGAGTAGCGTTATTGGCAAAGAACCTGCTGCAATATTAAGACCGATAGCGTTTTTGGCAAGAGCCACTGGTGAATAACCCATAACTCCATCAAAGCCTAGACCTGGAATATGAAGTACCTCATCGGGGCTAAGATAGTAAGTCAGGCCTTCTTTTCGATAGGTATAATAAAGCTCCCCCTTCTTGTCCCTGTCCACCGTCATCTTATCTGGCAAGAGTGGATAAAGCCCCAGCACATCTCCCCGACCATTTCTGATAATTTGACAGTAGGCATTGCCCCAAAGCAGAAGATGGGCCAACATTGTTTCCCGGATGGTAAAGGATGTCATCTCCGGATTGGGTTCATCATGTAAAAGCTTATATAGCGGGTGGTCATAGACCTTTTCTTTTCCCTCCCCCGTGTATTTATAGGTATGAAGGGGTAAAGACGCCACCGTCTCTGCGATAATTCTCACACAGGCAAATACCGCTGTTGTCTGCATCGAGCTTCGTTCGTTAACGACTTTCCCCGATACGCTCTGGCCCATATAAAAGTTTGGTGCAGAACTGACACTGTCTTTTGGTTTGTCGCGGGCTTTAAAGAGTCTCTTTAGAAAATCTATCATAAGGCGTTAACCACTCCTTTCGCCTTTTTGAGCATTAAAAAAAGCACCTCGTCAAAAGCTGCTATTAAAACCTTATCCTAATATAATCATATCGCGCTCATCATAAATGGAACTGCCTTCATCCGGTGGATTAACCATTGCTCTGGCAAGCCCCATAATCAGAGCCGCCATCCAACGAAGTACCGGGTGTCCGCCATGGGCAATTTGTCTGCTTAAGGTAAGCCGCATTAGTTCTTTGGTGGGCGGCGACATATCTTTAAAGCCCTGACCAAAAGGTACCACATTAAAACCCATCTCCTCGAGGTTCTGACTCATTTGGGTAGCCCCCCAGCGGTCATAGACGATTTCTCTTATGTTGTACTGCTCTCCAAGTCGCTCAATGAATTTCTCAATAAAGCCGTAATGGACTACATTTCCTTCGGTAAGATTAAGTAGCCCCTGCTGGTTCCAGATGTCATAAGGTACGGCATCTTTTTTCACTCTTAGCGGCAGAGTTTCTTCCGGCAGCCAAAAGAAAGGAAGCACCTGATACTTATCCTCTTCATCCTCCGGAGGAAAGACTAAAACAAAGGCGGTAATGTCGCTGGTAGAAGATAAGTCTAAGCCGCCGTAGCATACTCTTCCTTTTAATTCTTCCGGGTCCACAATAAAGTTACAAAAATCCCATTTGTCCATAGGCATCCATTTGATTTCTTGCTTTAACCACATGTTAAGTCTAAGCTGCTTAAAAAGAGCAAGGTCTGCCGGATCATCTTTTACTTGGTTGTAGTGCTCCCTTACCCGTTCTATCTGAATGGTATGGCCAAGACTGGGATTGGCCTTATACCAGTTGTTTTCATCTTCAATATCTGCACTATCCTCTAAACCATAGATGATTGAAAGAAATGTGGGATCTACCCTTCTGCCTTTCAGGATGTCTTTTGCCTTACAGTGCATTTCCCAGCCGTAGCCTGAAAGTTGGTTCCCTGCAGTTGTCAGGTATAAAAAAAGCGGCTGGGTTCTGGCATCGCCGGAGCCGGTGGTTAACATCTTTGCTAAATCCGGATTAGGATAAGTCCAAATCTCGTCTAAGATAACACAAGAAGCGTTAAGCCCTGATTTGGATTTTACATCAGAACTTAAAACTTGATAAAAGCTTCCTGTCTGGGGATAAACAATTCTTTTAGTGGAACGAACTGTATTTGTCACCTTGGTAAGCGTCTTATTACCTTCCACAAAATTCATGCTGGTGTTAAAAATGATGCTAGCCTGCTGACGATCACAGGCTGCCACATATACTTCTGCATTCGGTTCGCCATCAGCACAAAGCATGTACAAGGCAATGGCAGCGCCGAGCTCACTTTTCCCATTTTTCTTTCCTATCTCCACGTAGGCTGTGCGGTACTTTCTGGTACCGTCTTCCCTGAGCGTACCAAAGAGTCTTTTTATTAAATCAACTTCCCAGGGCAGCAGGATGAAGGGTTTTCCTGCCCATTTACCTTTTGTCAGTTTAAGCTGCTGGATAAATTTAATGGCGTGATTGGCATGGGCTTCACTATACGGCATCTCTCCTCTCCTCCTTCCTGCATCATTTAGCCTGCATGACATCGTCTGCCTTGGGAACATCGGCCAAGCAGTGCTTCCATCTCATCGCCTTCAATGGTGCCACCGGCATTAGTGATATTAAGCCTGCTTCTGGCTGATGGGGTTAGTCCCAGTTCCGAGCAGAAGTTTCGCATTTGTTTTAGGTTCTGCTGGGCGATTGATACCTGAGGTATTTGTTGGGTATATCCGGAGCTGGTTTTTAAAATGGAACCATGCTTTGAAATAAACTCTTCAGCTTCCTTCCACCTGGCATAGGCCTGACAGTATCCGGCAAAAGCTGCCATATCCACTTGGGTTAATAGCCCCATGGCTACTGCGGCTGTGGCATAAGAAATATTATAGTTACGGCATTCCTGTTTGCTTATAATTGACTTATGTCCTGCGCGTTTAAGATTCAATCCGAAGCCACCTATGCCAGAATAAAAGTCTATATAAATTTCACACTCGATAATCTTTAGTTCTTCAGTCCTGTCCACTTTTTCCACCTCCGTTTTTGGGCATAGAAAAAGCCCGAAAACATAGGTCTTCGAGCCTTAAAACCATCTGAAAACACCTGTAAAAATGGCTGTTTTCATGATGATATTTATTTGGTTATTGCAAACTTACCTGCTTAAGCAACCCCAGTGTTTATGGAATTTTTCACTCCCTTTTCGGAATTTCTATTTTTCGCCGGAGTCCTTTAATAACCCCCCTTGCGATTTTCGCGAATTATCACACAAGACCCTGGCGCGTTGCGGGTTTGAAGGGTTTCGTAAGATGTGAACCCCCTACCGCCTAATCGTCATAAGCATTTTCACGCTAGTTAATCCGCAAATATCGTTCGTTATTTGCTATAATAAAATAAACGGCTTAATTCCAAAGGAGGTTTTTAGGTGTTTATTACTGCTGACGAATTAAAAAACAACTTGAGTAAATACCTAATGTTTGCTGCTGATGAAGACATTATTATCACCAAAAATGGAAAAAGCATCGCTAAGTTAACTAGCATAGCTGAGGACAAAGTTTCTGCGATAGACTCTTTACTTGGCATCCTGCCAGTTAATGCATCAATAGAAGAAGCTAGAGATGAGCGCCTGAAAAAACATGAACGTACTGATTGATACAAAGTAATCCTTTTTTTCTGAACATCTTTAATTATTGACTTTTGTAAGAAAAAGGCTATAAGTTTGAGCTACGTTCGCTTATTCGGTCATCCAAGCGTTCCAATACCATAACGTATTTTTCTGTAATATTATTGCATATTTCTATGGCTAACTTTTCATTATAAACATGAGCAGTTGAATTGCGATCGCTCAGCATTTCCAGCCACATTTCTTCGTCCACAATTAACTCCGCAGCAAAAGCTTCACGAAGCACGGATTTCGGTGAGTTCAAGCCTCTCAAGCCTTCATCCTCAAAAATAGCTTTTAGTGTTTTCCAAGCCAGTTCAAAAGTAAATTCGAAACGTTGAATAAGTCCGTCTCTTAATAAGTCATTATCATCATCAAGTTTTACTATCCCTTCTTTAAGTCTCGCTAGTGCTCTTTTATAATTTGTAAGCTTATTATTGATGTCGCTCATAAAGTACAACCCCGTCCTTTCTGATATTATCAATTAATGTTTGTTCGGTATCCTCATTGACAAATACAACATCCACTTTTAAAAGTGAATTTAGATCATCAATTTCCGCACAAAAGCGTCCTTTACCTTCAAACTCAGGTAGCGGAAAAACAGCCAAGTCTATGTCACTAATTGATTTATGCTCCCCTCGTGCCCTCGAGCCAAAGAGAACTATTTTCCTGATACGATAATTCCGACCGAGTTCTTGAATACGACTAACTATACTATTATCTAGATGATACTGCATATCTAAAACCTCCGAAACATCTATATGTTTCTATTTTATCATTTCCGCAAAGCATTACCACCTTTTTTTTGGTAAAATATTCTAAATAACTCAGGTTTATTATTAGGAATAGTTTACTCTATCTACATGCATTCCCAAACCCGCCATCCTCCAATGCTGTCTTTATGCTGTGACACTTTTTACAGAGACCCTGCCAGTTGCTCCTGTCCCAGAAAAGTTTCATGTCGCCATTGTGGGGAGTAATGTGATCCACCTCCGTTGCCGGGGTTAGCCTGCCCTCCTTCTGGCAGTGGACGCAGAGAGGATTTTCTTTTAAGTAAACCTTACTGGCCTTTCGCCACCGGTAGGTCCATGGCAGCTGGATAGTTCTCTTGGCTCCACACCAAACAAATCAGCAATTTTCTTTATAGTAAAAAATGAAATATCAGCTTGACCTGCTTCTATTAGAATATATTTTCGAATGTCTATCCCTAAATACTCAGCCACTGTGGTTTCACTTACATTAAGTTTTTTTCGCATCCTTTTGATGTTTCTTCCAATTAAGTAACTCACCACAATCCCTCCCGACATGGCTATATAATCGATTCACTCTTATTTGCTTAAGTGAAGATAATCTGAAAACGAATTGGTTGGTAAAATCCTACGTTTAGAAATCATATTACTCCAAATTTGATTTCCGGTATTCTCATCAATGTATCCCGCCTCTAAAGCTGCTACCAGTATATCACCTGTAGCTATATGGTCTAAATTATATTTCTCCACGTATTTAGAAATATCTTTCAAATTGTTGCTGGCAAGAATTCCGCCGTATACTTTTGCTAAAGCTATAGCCACCGCTTCGCCCTTACCAATTTTTTTTCACCTTTGCAGTCCGTATCAAAAAACAACTTATCAGTCATAGTTCTCTTCTCCTTCTGTGGCTAAACCATATACTATATCCCCTCTGAATGCATTTAATAATATTTCTTCATATTTGCCATTTGAAATAAGGTCCTTTTCTTTCAATTCTTCAGCCAGTTTTATATATTTACCAAAAGTTATATATTGCTTATCCTCCGGAGCTGAGCGGTACAGTTTGTTATCAAAACCAAGTCTTAATGCCGATACAATTATCCCTGTTTTCATGGTCTCTGCTTTTTCAGGAGATAAATATCCGTCGTTTATTAGCCGCCATAAGGTGGCCTGTCGACTTAATCCATAATGTTGTTCAATTCTTACTACATCACCAATTTCTAGAGAACACTTTTCCTTACCCAATGTTTTTTTAATAAAGTCTCTTAAAGATTCATACGGCGCTAAAAAAAATGAGGCAAACAGGTCGGCTTCTCTTTCCTGCGGGTCTTTATTTTTCTCTAGATCTTTAGCGCATACTATACTCTTAAAATTTTCATGAAAAAACAAATGGCATAACTCGTGGGCCATTGTAAATCGTTGACGGCCAAAAGTGGAAGTGGAGTTAATGCCGATTATTTTGTTGTTTCCATCTCGGATACACATTCCACTTACTCGATTGCTCATCGGGTAAAATACAACAGTTAGGTCTTCGTTACTATGAAGTATGGAAAAGATATCTATAGGCGAATAGCCATCTTCTCCAAGCTGGTCACGCAAGCTTATAGCATCTGCATTTATTTCTATTTTCTCCTTCATGTACTATTCCCCCTTGAGCAATTCTTCCATATAACGTAAATTTAAGGCAATCTTATTCATAGCTGCTATGGTTTCCAAATCTTCAGTAGCAACTCTTTTTGCTCGTAGTGCAACAGACATGGGAGAATATGCGCTATCTTCGTTTGTAAAATATTCTATAGAGCAACCGAAAAGATTTGCTGCCTTTTCAAGGATATCGGTACTGAATTGACGTTCATTCTTTTCACATTTCGAAATGTAACTTTGATCTACCTGCAAATATTCTGCAATTTGGCTTTGAGTAAACCCACTCATCTTTCGTAACTCATTAAACCTTTTGCCAACTAATTCAAAATTTGACATAGTTACACCTCCGCTTTACTAATATTATATGATAGTTTTGTCATAAATTCAATCTAGTATTCAATATAATTTATGACCGCTCATCTGTTGCTGAAATCATGTCCTTAGTAATTACGGTGTTTTCATTCTCACTACACGAATACTCATAAGTAACAGCATCACAGTTGTTTAAGTCAAAGGTGGTCTTTTTTTTCCTACTGAATAGGTCACTTTACCTTCCTCATTAATTTCAATCGTCATTCTGATTCCATCAGCGGTTATAAATTGTTTTAACATTTCTTTTCCTTTATGGCAGACAGTTAATATAAAACTTTTTCATGGCATTATAGTATGTAAGGACCTGTTCAGTTTTTTCTTTAAGAATATCGTATATTTACTATACACTTAATCAAACAAACCCATCTGCTCAGGCTCAATATACCTAAGATATTCATCATCCTCCTCGACACGTACATCCTTAACAACTACCCGCGTCTTTCCATTCTGCATGATCTCCTGATTTAGCAGATAATTAACACTAAAGCGAGAAGTAATTTCTTGCGGGATTCTATGACCTGGAGCAATTAGCTGAATATTGTTCTGCTTTAAGATTTTAAACATTGGGTCCCACAGATAAACTGCAGATGTTGAACCAAAAGGGTTATCTGCAATGATAACTTTTTTTGTATTAACTGAAACATTGTTGATAGATAGCATTCTTATATAGGAAATCAGACAAACAGCAAATATAAAGTACAGCGAATTGTTTTGTCCCTCCGACCCCAGGGCATTTTCCCAGCGATAGTGCTTTGAATGCTCAGGGATACTTTCAACCTTATAAAGTTTTACAGACGCCTTTTCCAAATCAACAATCTGTGCCAAGAGTTCCCTTGTTGCCAACCTAGTCGCAACTCGCTGCCTATCAACGGCCCCCTCTTGTTCAATTTCTTTCACTATATTATCTATGTGCGTTTTCATACGGAGCTGCTTATCCTGTTCTTCAAATTCATTTAGTTTAACCTTAATCATTGCCACACGCCGCCCATATACATCAATCTTCGACAACGATTCCAGTTTGTTTAAATCATTCAAAATCAGCTCTGCCCTCTTGATACAGCGACTGGAAAACTCTTTTTGATAAGATTCCAACTGCAAAATATCACTGTTTACCTTTTGCATTTGTTCCTCTAGATTCAGAATGTATTCAGCAAACTGATTCTGCATTTTACGGCACTCAACCACGCCTAAAGGCATCCCAATCTTACTTAGTTCTTCCAACGGTTCACGTATTACAAATGTCGTTGTCTCCTTCTCAACAACTTTTAGCTTTTCTACCCACTTATCATGCAAACCCTGCAGCTGCCTTGTTTGCGCCTGGTACTCCCGCTCAAAAACTCTATATTCTTTAACTTCACTCTGAACTGCATCAATTACGATACCTTCCCTCTCTAGAAAACCTTCATAAAGGACTAGTTGATTTCCAGTCTTGCCTTGCTGCTCTTTTAACTCTTCAGATTCTGCCCTAAGCCCATCTTCCCTTAGTTTAAGGCTCTTTATTAAATGTTTAGCATCCTCTATCTCTCTCTTATACTGACCTTCATGCTCGTAGCAGGGAATCTCCACCTGTTCCTCTTTAGGCACATTCTCTAGTTTAAGCTTAAGCTTTTCTTCCTCAACTCTTATCTTTACTGTTACATCATTAACCTCTCTACCTTTAGCCGTCAATTCTTCACTTAAGTCACGTCTTTCACGGCCAAAGGCTAATATTGTACTTCGCGAGGGTATATTTATCTCTTCTCCGTTTTTTTCCCTGTGCTCAACCTTCTTCACATCAGTTTCATACTCATCCATCACTCTGTTTTTCAAAGTTTCTAACTGATTTTCTCCAATATCAATCTTATCCCTTAGATCACTCTCTTGTATATTTTTACCCGCCACAGCATCATGGCTTGCAGTATATGATGCCTTGGCATCATCAAGAAACACTTCAGCCTCAATACTCTCGAAGCTCAAGAGCTCCTTTAAATCTCGCTCTACTTCCCAGGCCATTTTGCCTTTTTCTTCAATTTGTATTCCCACTTCATTCAAACTATCCTCAACCTGCTTCTTTTTCTCACCAATCAAGACAAGTTTGTTGTTAATATTAGTGCTTTCTCTTTTATTATTACTGATTTTTTCTGTTAAGCTTATTAACAGAGCACTTTTCTGAATAATTAACTCAACCTTAGCTATCTCTTCCTCACCATTATTGATAGCTTTC